GCTATCTGTAGTGGGTTCTTGCCAGGACCGTACCACGGAAACTGTTTACAATGTGCTGAAAGGGCCAGCGCAAACTGGGCCATTGTGAGCTTATCTTTATCGTTATAGGTCGAGATGTTCCTCGGATCCTTGACATCAGCATACGCTTCAGCTTTAATAAAGCACTTCAGCACCCTCTTCACGTATGGTCCGGACACCATTGCGCGAGCGAGTGACAGCTTCTGGGCAGATCTAGTCTGCTTCTCTTGAACAGTCTCTACATCTACTGGATGCAGGGTCGCATTCCCCACGACCAGCTCCGCGAATTCCAGCATACACTGGTCAACGAAGGTGCTAGGTCTGGGCTCGGGGCGTTTCAACTTGTCGATGCGGCCTTCCACACACTGTACCTCTCCTGCGCTGTTAGGCACGGGAACAAAGGCACCATGAACCAATGGGCTCATGAATGCCTGAAGCTTGGGTTTCTCGTCCTGGTCATAATTGGCCACGTCGTAATTATAAGATCTAACTGCGTTTTCCACAGGGAAGACTGTGGGATGTTTCTTCTTGACGAGAGCACGATGGTATTCCGTTAATACGGTTCCCTGTGCTCTGGACTCAGGTTTGTCTCCAAGCCATGAGTGTACAGTGGGGAGCATTAAGTTCGTCTTTTGTATGCGGGCAGCACAAGCTATGGCTTCATCGACGATAGCTGGTACAGTGGCACACAAATGTCCGTCTGGTCTCGACGTGGTCAGGAATGTTCCAGATCTCTTATGGACCCTGAATCTTATAAACCTGCCAGCATCTGTATCAACGACTGGGTTAAATCGTTTAAGAACATTATGCTCGAGCAACAACAAAGCAAGAACGGCTGCTAGCCCCTTGAAAACGCGTATGGGCGCTAAAAGGATCACCTGGCGACTATAAGTCACCTGTTTCCTTTCAACGGCGTACACTACAACTTTCACGGGAATCCCTAAGAAAGACTCAACAACGAGAAAGCTGTCTGCGCCGTAATCCCAAAGCTGGTGTTGGTACGATCCGCCTCCAGACACATACGTCTTAAACTCTCCGCCATCAGTGAACACGAAAGAAGTGTCATCGATTGCGGTGCCGGCGGCTTCTTCAGGAACGACTGTGTATAACAACACTGGTCGTTCATGTTCGGCCAACATCTTTGGCATGTCTTTGTAATAATCAACATCACAAAGCCACAAAATATCGTTATCATTTAAGGGGTCATCAGTATTGTCTGCGTTGACGTCCTTGGCCCAGAACCACTGTCGCTCTCCGGCAATTCCTTTCCTCTGGTCCGACTTTGACTGGGAACAGGAATATAAGCGCCCTCCACAGTTTGCAGCTAAAGTCCTGCAGAATGCTGTGGAGGCCGAACGGGCGGCGGCAGCGGTCGCATGGGTATGGCCCTCAACGGGTTTTGGGGCCATGAACACGGTTTCAGAGAACATATCCCGCGATACATCCGCTACAATAGCAGGAGCATCGGAGAAGTCCTCCAAGAGCGATGACAACGTGCGACGTATGTCATCTCTCCTCCACCAAACCACCACTGCTGAGCATGTTACAGCAGCACATCCTAAAATACGGGCGGGTTTCATGGGTGGACAAAGGCGATTATTCTTTGTCGGTGCA